TCGATACCATGTTTTTCTTTAAATCGATTTACCGTTGATAGACTTAAAGTTGATAACCCATTTTTTTCTTTAAGAGAATAGAAAGTTTGTTTTTTTTCTGAACTTGATAATACGACTTGATAATCAGATTGATATAAAGCATCGAATGTAATTACTTCATCAAAACTTCTTTTGAGAATATCTGTATAGAAACCTTCGCATGAACCTATGTCAAGCGCTTGTTTAAATCTTCCATTGTACTCTAGATGTTTCTCTAGACCATTCTGTATATTTGTATCAAACATGTATTAATCATTATGTAAGTGATTTAAATCCTATGGAATGTCTTCACCTTTATTACTATCAAATGTTTTTGCATCTTCAAAGAAAGATACTTGTTCATTAAATCCAAAGTCATCACTATCAACATCTGCAATACTTGCTGTCGATGGGTTTGGTGTGACCGTATATCTTTGTTCTCTTGACGGTGCATTAATTGGCAAGTCGCTGTATTGATCAACTTGAACTTGTTTAATAACTTTGTCTGAAGTGACAGGACCGTATAAGTAAAACTTACATGTAAAGTTTAGTGTATAGATAATTGCTCTTCTCTCATTGAAGTCACCTCTATAACTATCTTCATAATTAATTGAGTTAAGAATAATTGGCACATCCCTCTTAATTCCCATATCAGACATATCATTGATTGTCACCGTATAGTCTGGTTGGAAGTATGGAACAATTTGTTCAATCATTTGTAAAGCATCATCTGATTGTTTTGCCATTGCGTATAATTCAAAATCTAAATTATAAGGTACAGGCATGTATTGACTATCAACTAATTTTGTTGATGAACTTTTTGCCTTCTTAAATTTTTGAACTCTGTTTAATTTTCTAGCAGGGTCATATGCTAAGTTTTGTATTTCAAATCCTAATCGTGGTAATGTAATTGCAACTTTAGAATCTAAATTAGCATCTTGATCTAATCTAACTAAAAATTTTTGTTTTGGGCCATATGCTAATGGCACCTTCATCTTTTGTATAATAGTACCATTGTTATCTTTTCTAACAAGGTTGATATTATTAAATATCGTACCGAATGTCACGACCATTCGTCTTATTGTTTCGTGATAAAATTGTGTTCCTAACATTATAATTCTCCAGCATCACCGAATGGGTTTCTTTCAGTGAAATCTAATATTGTATCATCTTGTTCATCAAACACCTCATTCTGAGCTGTCTTGTCTGTTGACATATCCCCTACTATATAGTCTTCCGTTAATAAGTAGCTATCGTCACCTGAGTCAGCAGGGTTTTCAAGAAGTATGTTTGTTCCGATTGAAGAACTATCATCTTCGTGGACGATTGTATTACCATCTTCGTCTAATAACGAATCTGTTTGAATACCATTTGTAAAGAACTCAAGAGCAATACTCTCGTTGTATGCTGTTGTTTGCTCAAGAGTGAATTGATGATTTAAACTATCTTGAGTTAACGCATCTTCTATCGCATCAACATTAGTAATACCTGTGTTCAATTCCTCTGAACTATATTCGAATTGTTTACATCTTAATTTGTAAACAGGGTTATTATCTAATTGATGAAATGGTTCATCATGATCTACAAATGAAACTTCAAATAACTTATTTAGTACAGGATGAAAAACTAAATCACCCTCTTTAGGTCTATTGTTATATGTTCCTAAAGTAGCATCTTCGTTTCTTAAATATGCAGAATCAAAAGTTGCTGATTGTATACCAAAACGATGTTGTGCAAGTGTACCTGACTCTAATAGGATTGAACCTTCAGTAGTGCCTGTTCCACTTTCTAAATCTAGTTGATGAGCAACATCGTCAAATCTTTTTCTATGTACAACAAATGTAATTTCGTTTCTATTCTCTAAACCGAATTGTTGTATTAATTCTTTTTCCCCTTGATAACCACCTTCTGCATCTTCAACATACATTTCAATAGTTTGTTGTTTGTCAAACTTTGAAAGGGAGTCCTCGCCAAAAATATCGTCTCTGGCTTGTATTGTTCTATCTATGTAATTAACATCGTGACCATGAATTTGAATTGACTCTCTAACTAAATCAGAATACAAATTCTGCTCACTTGTTGATGCGGCAAGACCCGATGTTTTAAATGCACTATTGACAGCCATTGTTATCCTTTAATTATCATGTCTGGGTATTGATGATTATCAACAAACTGCTCTATCTCTTTTTGTTCCTCTACTGCTTGTTGGTAGATTTGATCACCGTTCATTGTGACACCACCAAGTAATTGAACATTTTGAAACTTGTTTAAATTAGAACCCCATTGTTTTTTGATTAATGCACTTGCATATCTTTTTAAATATATGTTATTAAAAATATCAGTGTAAGTAGTTGGGTCTAGTTTTCTATAACATTCAATAATTAAAAACTCACCTGCTGAAACTGCTTCCCAATCCATGTCAATATATAATCTTTGTTGGTGTTCAGAAAATCTTACAGGCGTTTGTCCTACTAGAATATGTGAAATATAATCTAGGTGTTGCATTGTCATTTCATAATGTATCATCGATGTAGATGAAAAATCATAAAGATCATTTAGTCTCATTTGATATTTAATATCAAACAAGTTAGATGACGCTGCATTGTCCATTGGAAAAACTTGTACTACTGAAAGTATAGTTGATGGTAAAGGAATAAAATTATTACCTTCTTTGAAAGATGCTGTGACTGAAGTATCAGAAACATCTGTTGCACTAGTTGTTGTGTTTCCTCTTGCTCTAGTTATATCTGCCTCTGTGATTTCATATTTGAGATACATCTTTTCAACTTGATCAAAATGATATGTTGAAAAATATTGTAAAGCCTCATCTATACGATCATCTATTTGATCGTCTGAAACATTGATGTCAATTACTCCGAACCCTAGGTTTCTTAGGCAGTAATCCTTGAATGTACTCTTCGTTGTTGGTGTCGCCATTTAATTTTCCTTTTAAGTATTTATCTAAATCCTCTTTTGGCGACCACCCTAATTTTAAGAGATTAGCGTTGTCTGCCGTGTTATCTTTCATTTCACATGGGTCACCTTCTGTAATTGGTACATCATATCCATATTGTTTTACAAGATCAGATATTTTTCTTCCTTTTCCTGTTCCCACATTATAAACCAATTCATCAAGATTATCAAAGTTGTCCATTTTTAAAAATAGTTTTATGCAATCTACCACATCATTTACATGTACAAAATCTCTAGTATGATTAGTAGAGTATTTAAGTTTTCCTTTTAACATCAAAGGTAATAACATTGTATCTCTACCATTATCACCATAAACATTAGAAAATCTTAAACCCACAAATCGTCCATGCACATTTGCCATATCTTCCATTACTTTTTTAGAAGTACCATATGGGGACTTCCACCACTCTTTTACACATGACGATGAAGCATATATGCATTGTGTATTAAACTTATTGCATAATTCAAATAGACGACTAGACTTTACTACATTGTTTTCATACCATTTGTTGGGGTCTTCCATACTTGCCCGAACATCTGCGTATGCAGCTAAGTGAACAATCTTGTTTACTTTTTTAACAATGTCTTCAGTAATATTACCAACATCATAGTCATCTACATGATCAAATCCTAGTACAATATGACCTTCACCTATTAATGAATCTCTTAAATGAGACCCAATAAATCCTTTATCACCTGTAATCAAAATAATCATTGACAAACCCTAAATAATATATTAATATAATACATATTTATAATACCAAATTGGAAGATGAATGTCAAGAGTTATTTACAGCATATATATCGATATACCAGAAAAAGAGTTAGATTTCTTTGATAAAGGAATAAGAAGAGAAAACGAGACTCCTACTAATATCAATACTAAAGATAAATTCAGAAAACATTACAACAGATTAGTTGAATGTAAAAAGAAATATGCAGAATCAATTGGTGCTGATTTTATACTATTTGAATATGATGAGAAGTATAAAAAGTTAAAACAATTCTATAATAAGAACTTTCCTTTTATTACTTCTTATAATATTGTCAATGAATATAAAATTCATTTACTATATGATCTTGCAGAAAAATATGATGAAGTATTATATCTAGATTTTGATACCGTTCCAATGACAAATGAATCTTTTTTTGATGCATGGGATTTAAGTAAAGGTATAGCAATCATGCATAATAATAAACAGATACGACATAGTGGTCAAACACTTTTTGATATTAAGGGAACGATAAGATCGCCGTCTGCAAAATATTTTAATGCAATGGCAATGTTAGAAGAAACAGATTATTATCCTCAATGTAATGTTGTTAATACAGGAATTATTGGTGCAACAAAAGAACATTTAAATAGACTAGGTTTTTTTGTTGACATTGAAACAACTTATGATATGATGAAGTATCTAAGATCAGAGGAATATAAATCAGAAAGTATGTATCCTAAAAATATAACAGACACATTTGGATTTGATAATGAAACTATCTTTTCATATAAATTAATTTCTAATGAAGTACCAGTACAATGGTTAGATAGTCAGTGGCATTATTTTTATGATTCAGAATTACACATTCCTAAAGATACAAAAATAATTCATGCAATTAATAAAGAGTTTGATTATTGTTGGAGAGCATATGAACGATCTAATATTTAGCATTTACACAAAGATTACTGACACTACAAAAAAGAGAAGTCATAACTCTATACAATTTGAAAAACATTTTCATAGACTAAGGGATGGTTTAAAAAACTATGCTGAAATATGTAATGCAGATTTTAAATTACTAACACCAGACTCTACAAACTATGATGATTTAAATATATACAAAATTGAACAATGGGAAAAGTTTTGTGATGAATACGATAGAGTATTATATCTTGACTTTGATGTTATTCCTAATACCAATATTAATATATTTGACAAATTTGATTTTGATAAATTTATTACTCACTTCATTCCTATTGATGATTTTAATGAACGGGTTGGATTAAGAACTAAGACAGAAACTAGACATGAGTTTTCAATTAGAACACAATCAAAAGAATATAAAGATCAACTAAAAGAACTAGATGAATATCATTGGTTGATTAAAGGTCTAATGAAAAAAGATATGATGAAAGCAGATGGTGTACCACTTACTCAAAATGTTATTTGTAATACAGGAATATTTGGTGGTAATCATATTGCAAGAGATCAACTTAAATTTTCTGAAAGAATAGATGATTGTAAAAAACTAATTGATAGTATTAAACATATTGATAAAAGATATTTTTATAACAATGAAGTTTTTGTTTCTTATATGATAGACAAATACAAAGTACCTGTTCTTGATGTTCCCCCACATTGGCATGAATTAGTATTAACAGATACCGTAGATGCAAGAATAAAATATTCTTGTTTAGTACATGTTATTACAAAAGATTTTGAGAGAGTATTTAATATTTTAGATTCTTAAACAGGAACTTCAGAAATTTCTTTCATTTCAATTAATACATTTAATACTTCAAGAGGTGTTTTTGCTTTTCTAAGTTTTGTTTTTCTTTCTCTATCGTTAGATGACTTAACCATATCTAATTCAAATGCAGCTAACTTAATAATAAACAAATCTTCTTTTTGTTTTTCTGTATCAAAATCATCAAACAATAATTTTAGTGTTTGTCCAAAAAACTTAGTATCTAGTTTTGCCGATTGTGTATCGGAGTCATAATAAGCAACAGGGTCAATAATTAGTCCGTCTTGTTTTGCAATTTTAATAGCAAACTCACGCCACATTTTTTGTTGACCTTTCATTCTATTCCAAGTATTCTCATGCATTTCATCAAGAGTTGTTAACTCGAAAAGTTTTGTAATGTAAGGGTGTTCTTTGCCGTCGCTTGTTTTATCTTCTAGATTTACCGTAAAGTGATCTAACTCTTTATCTACATTTCCATGACCATCTGGGTTGTTCCAATATATTTTACAAACCGTTCTATCATTATTGGTAAACTCTGCGTAAGCAAAAGTTTCTTTAGTAAGATTTTTAATTGTAGAATCTTCGTTAGAGTAATTCGCAACTTTTATCTGTGGGGTTGTTTTAACAGGTGTCACCACTTCATGTGTTGCACCATCGATTGTGCTTACTTTCATAATATACTCCTAATAATATAATTGTTATTCTAAGTTAACTTTAAAGTTATATGTGTTAATAGTAGATGAAGAACCACTAGGAAACTTTTGTGATCTGTAATCATCACCACCAACAAATCTGTTTGTGTTAGTACCAGAACCATCCATTTTGGTATCAACCATTGCTGTTCCTCTTGAGTTTCCACTACCATTAATGTTGTATCTTAAATTATGACCAGAGGCAACATCATCTGAAGCTGCTAAGTCTTTAATATATTCTGCAAGATAACCTTTGAATGTTGCAGCTGCATATTCATTTAAATTACCATTGGCATCTGCCTGTAAAGGTAATTTACCTGTAGCGTCAACATCAACTCCGTCTCTTACATGTAAGTAATAGTTATTTACCGTTTCATTATGATCTTGAAAAGAACCTGCTGATCCAATTTGACCTGATGTGTATTCTGATATATCAGCGATTGTATCTGTTAAGACTGCCGTTGTAGAAACATTAGTATGGTTTGATAAAGATGTTCCTGTTGATATTGTGTATGTTCCACCATAATCTCCAGCAGTTGCTTCTGAAGAAGCCTGCATTAAAACTAAAGCAGGTTTAATAAATGTATCAACAAAATCTGTTTCACTCATTGATTGAACTGCACCTGCTGAACTATCATAGTAAACAGGGAACAATCTATTGTTCGTATCACCTGTCACACTTGGGTTAGTCACCGTCACAACAATGTGATTGAAAGCAGTTGTCACCGTATCAAGAGCACCTGGTGTTGCATGTGAAGATGCTTGTTGTGTAGCAGCCGATGATCTAAATCTAGTGTCATTCATCGTTGTACCAATATTACCATTACCCGCATCAACGGTTAATACAACTGATTTACTTTGTGAATATTGATAAATGGCTTGTTGTTGCCATTTCAATAATTCTGCAGCTGACATTTCTACCAGTGCATCACTAGAGTAATATAATGGGTTTCTTGCTGTCATAATCTTTCCTTTATACTATATTCCTAACGAATTGTCAACCATTAAATGGCTGCGTGTCCGTTTACCGTTTTCAATGTTGAACCAGAAGAGTTTTTAATCAATAGAATACTATCTGGTGTTGCGTGGAACTTACCAGTTGAACCTACGATTTTTGCTTTCTCTGTTGCTGCCTCTGAATTA